CGTTTTGACGAAGATAAGAGAATGAATTTTGACCGCTAATATTTGCCACATCAATCTGTTCGGCACGAACGTAGTTTTGAGGAGTAGTGTCTTGATAATTGACTTCAATAGTCTTAAGAGCAAGACAATCTGAGGGATACGCAAGAGTCGTGCCGTTTCCTGTTGAAGGCACAACGGCATCACAATAGGTTTCTTGAATCTGGGATGCATCAACGCCGTGGTTAACAAGTTGGCGATGAAAATCTACTAAGCGGGAGTTGGCAAAAATAATTCCATTGGCATCAGTAAGACCAATAGAATCAGTTTGAGCTTGGGCTCGGGCAAAGGTGAGAGCAGTTGAAAGTGTTGTTGACATAATTTACGTACTAATCCCTATCCCCAGAAGGGATAGAGGTAAAACACAAACTAAGCTGAGAATGCGCTTTCTACTCGGACAATGCGAGGTGCTCCTGGTGAATCGTTGAAACGAGTTACACCTAAAGTTACCTTGCCACCAATACTTGAATAGAGATTCAAAGCATTTTGTGAGTCTGGAGTTGTCGTCAAAATCGCTTGTGGTTCTTGGAAGTAACCCCAACCGAATGAATCCTGACCAACTAATGTAGTTGGAATAACAGGAACAGTCGAGTTGTAGTAGTTCTGCCAAGCTGATTCCATGTAGCGAACACCACGGTAACCACCAAGTTTACCGAGTTTCAATTCATCAACACTTGTATATCGTCCAACGTCGATAAATGAACCAGCAGCAGTGTTTGACATAAGGTCAGTTGCAACGGCTGGGTGAATAATAGCTGTGTAGTAACCACCAAAATCCTTAAGACCAGCAGCATTTGATGAACGGAGGTATCCAACCGCCTTAACCATATCTGCTTGAGAGATAATATCTCCTGCACCAAGACCTGATCGAGATGTCTTTCCACCAGAGTAGATAACACCTGATGCACCAGCATTAACGACTGTTTGAATAACAGTATCAACCATTCGAGCCAAAGAGTTTCTGACTTCATTGGTTGCGTTCTGAATGACTTCGAGGGCTGAGTTTCGGACAAGGAGGTCTGAGACCTGAACCAAAATTCCATACTGAGCTGGGCCGGTTGAGAATGATGAAGCACCCCACGTGATAGCAGTAGGGTTTGAACCTTCAGTGATTGCTGCGACACCGACTGTTGAAGATACTGGTGATCCACCAATTCCTACAATGGAATTAGGATCTCCCTGAAGAAGGGATGTACCTGCACCCCATACTGAACCTGCACCACCAACGTTAGGTCCACCAACGGTGACCATAGAAACGTTAATCTTAACTGGAAGCTGATTAGGCTGTGGGAAGACAATTCTGTCTGAACCCTTTGGAGCATCGCGTCGTGTTCCTAACTTAGCATACTGAAGATCTGGCTCTAAAACACGGATAATATCCGTAATGTAAGCGGTCAGAAGTTCAGATGTTGTAGTTGCGGCACCGCCCCAATTACTATTTCGTACTGTTGTTGCCATTTTAATAATGGCTCTCTATATAAATTATCTTCCTCGCAAGGCAGCGACGAGATCGCCTGATTGTTCGGCTTCGCGTAGAGCAGCGAATTTCTCATCCGCACTCATATCGCTCAGACCTTTGGCTCCTCCTTGAATAGTTGGCGATGAGCCGCCCTCAATGTGGGCTTTTGGCTGAGCCACCTGTGGAGGAGGAGTGAGTTTACCTTCTTTCGCAAGAACTGAAACCATTGCATCTTCTGTTGAGTATCCAGCCTTGACCTTCTCCAAGATTTGATCCTGGTATTCAGAAGCGTTTGGATATTTGGCAACATTTGCCGAGAAGTCTTTATAGAAAGATACTTCTTTGGAAAGATTTGCTTTATCAGCTTCGAGTTCTAACTTAGCTTTAGCTAATTCGTCCCGTTCCTGGGAGGTGAGTTTAACTTTTTCAGAGAGCTCTTGAAATCTGTTTTTAACTTTTAATTTTTCTTCTACTTCGTTTTCAACTTGATTTAACTCTTCATTCATATATCAGCCTGTACATCTCGTAGGCGGCGATCTCTACGGAGAGATTAGTCTTAATACATCCTCCTTTTTGACTAGAAAAGGTGAGATTTAGTTCGATTGCTTGAAAGCATTCTCGTGTTTTTGTAAACATTCAAAGCTTTGGCACCAAACAAGGAGTTCGCCTGGACGATACGGGTGTTCCCGAACGTTTAAGGTTGAGTTCCTAACTACTTCTTCCTGATCCTTATGCTGTGGGCAATAAACACACTTCATCTCCATACCTCGATAATGAGGGCAGAGTTTATACTGCAAATTGCCTGGCGTAAAAGGATCAATCGTCCCACAAAACTCGCACTGGCCTCCTCGAATTTGAGGAAAGACCCGTGAAACTGGGGCTGATGTTGCTCCTCGTGGTGTCAGGCGCATGTTTCTCGGTTGAGAAGCATAGTTCGGTACGTTAGCATTGTGGGGCAAAGTCCCCGAAGCATCATAATTCATAGTCTCTTTTTAATTTCTTCTAATTGTTTTTTAAGTGTTTCAGCAAAGCGATCGGTGTCACAGAACTGTTTAGCCCATGCCCACTGACCCTGAAGGTTATAAAGTTTATCAGTGTTGATATTCTCACTCAGAGATTCAACTTTTATCTGACGCTCAATTGCTTCCAGAGATTTACTGAACACTAATTCTTTCAAAGTACTCCACTCCTTACTTTTATCTAACTTTGCGAGGGCTTCGACGATTTTAAGTAATCGAGTCTGCTCCTCACGAAGTTGAACTGATACATCTTCCATTATTTCGATTGATTATTGACCAAGACCTGAACGCGTGAACCAGCGTGAGCTGAAGCATTTCCAGTAATGATCATAAAGATTCGATTCTGAAGACCAATTATTGGTAATCCTGAGTTTGAGCCGCTAGCAAGTGTTGAAGCACCTGCCGTGCCGTTACCTGATGTACTAATGACCGAACCCGTTAATACGAGCGATGTGGTTACAATGTTACGGACATCTCCACCGATAGTTGGGATGATGAGCCACTGTGGGCCGACACCTGGTGCTGAACTTGAAGCAATGCTTGTTCGTCCAACATCATAGTAGGTTGTGCCTCCATCGTCTGATGTTTGGAATGTTGCAGTAATACCTGCGCCAGTAATTGATGGTTGGAATTTGACAATTACATTGTCAGTATCCTGAGGAACTTTAAACGGGTAAGCAAAACCTCCTGCGACTGAACCAGCACCAGTATCGGTGTTTGTTACGTCGAGGACGCCTTGAAGGGGTAATCTTATAGCCATGTTTTTTTATGGTTTAATTAATAATTGTGTGCGGGCGCACTGAATTTCACGCCCTCTCCTGATAAAGCTTGTGTGGCAGCATTTTCAAGCATTGTCTGCTTTCGTTTGCCTGCTTTAGCCATATTCTTTTGTTTCTGCTCGTTTTCAGCGTGCATACCTCGGGCAATAGCTCTCCCTTGTTCGACCATGTCATCGTTTGATGGTTTAACCATGAAGTTTCTTTAGCACCTTTGCTAATCGAGCGCGCTTTCCTTCTAATCCTCCCTTATCTGCGGCCGCGTTCAATTTACCGGCTGGAATCTTCTTTCCTTGTGGAACACCTAACTCCTTATGTAAAGCACCTTTTTTCATATGCATGCCCTGAATCCAATGTTTAGCCATATTAAAATTCTGAAGCGAGGATACTTGATGCCGTTGAACCAGCATTAATCCAGGCTAATCGCTGATAAAGACCGTTCACTGAACCAATTTGACCGCCAGCAGTTTGACCTTGAGTTTCTTTTGGAATAACAAAGCGTCTTACTGTTCCTGCGGGAATCTGGTGAGTAAAGTTAGCACTTGCACCTGAGGCAATGACTGAACCTGCTGGAGCAACTCCTGCGGTTTCGGTGAGCGGAACCCAACGAATAACAGCGCCTTGACCAGAATAAGCACCAACTTCAATGACTGTCGTGTTGGGATTGAGGTTAATGATTGACGAGACGACTGCATTATCTTTTTCCCAGCTCTGCAAAGCAGGATATGCTTGAGGATACTCCTGAAGAGGGTTGCCGTTAATATCGAAAGTGAGACTTTTTACGTAAGTGGCCATATATGAATATAATAATTTAATTAATAATAGTTGTGTTGTATGAGACTGGTTTTTTAATAGTTATCACAATATATTTAACAGTTAGTCAATTACTTGGCTAAGTTTCCAGCTAAGTTTTGATTCATCGCATTTTTAAGTGGTGCGGCCGAGCCTAAGCGTGTGGCACTTGCAGATTGCGATGGTTTCTTAACCGCTTTCTTGGCTTTTGGTGCAGGAGCGCTAGGTTGTGCTGCTTGGGCGCCTGGTGGTTGTGGAGCTGGTTCATTGATCTTAATCCCCGCTTGAGCGGCCATTTGCACTTTACCTTCTGGTGGAAGATCTTTGAATCCTATTGATTCACTGACCTTGCCTCCACCACCTTGTGAACTCTGACCACCTCCTTGCTGTTCTGCTTCAGCTTTCTGTTGGGCTAAGAGTTCTTGGTGCCACTCAATGTGCATCCAGGTTGCCCAGGTTTTCGGCATAACTTGATAATGTGTATAAAGATGAGTCGTGTGGTTATCGGTTGGAGCGACATCGGGCATCTTGTCTTCAGCGAGTTGTTCGTTCTCGCCTTCGGCTTTAATTTCGTCAATAGTCTTCGGGAGCATAACATCAATTAACGATGGGTCTTGGAGGAATTTTGGGAAGAAGACAAACTTATTAAAATTGCGTAGACCGTCAGGGTCAAGAGTTTGTGCGAGGTCTGGGTAGAGTTGCATCATATCGCGGCGTAACACGAGTTCTTTATTCTCAGCTTCTTTGGCTGAGTAAATCATAATGCCTGGTGGGAACTTTGTATTGAAATCTTTAAGGTCTATTTCTTTTGAGTTAACACCCTTTACACCAACGATATTAGCCATCTTGGTTTTGAGTTCATCAGCGTGTTTGGCGTAGCGGTGAAACCACGATCCCCAGAACTCTGATTCACCAAACTGCATGACCTTTGATTGAAGAGACTGAGCTAAGTCGTTGAGTTGCTGGTTAATAGCCGCCATCGTCGCATTAGCTCGACTCATGCCAGTGCCAGCATTACCCATTGGTCGTCCTGCTCCGACGGGATTCTCAGCTTCTCCATCAAGCATTTGAATAAAGGACATAAGTTCAGGAGAGAGGGTTGCGGCTTTATTTA